CGCACCGCCGTGCCCTTCACCTGGCAGTACGTGCTGAATCCCGCCAACACGGGCAACCTGGCGACGGGCGCCGTCACCGTCACCTACAACGCCAACGGCTCGGCCATCACGAAGCGCACGCTGTACGACGCCGCGACGCCCATCCCGCTGACCGTGTACTTTGGCGGGCAGAGTGGCAGCCAGGCCATGCAGCTCGTCGGCATGGCGGCCTACAACGATCCCGATCGCGGGTTGCACTTCAGCCGTATCTGCTGGAGCGGCAAGACGCTGGGGCACGTGACGCGGGCCGACCTGCTGCCCACGGACAAGCCCGCCGTCCTGTTTCAGGACAGCCAGCACCTGGGCTTCCCGATGTCGCCGCACCTGCTGGTGATGACCTGGGGCGTTAACGACCTGGTGGAGGGCGATCAGTACCTCTCGCCCAGCCGCTATCGGCGGGCGCTGTTCCGTTGCCTGGAGGCGTACCGCTCGGGGCGGCGGGATGGCAGCGTCATCCTCATGGCGCCCTACTACAGCGTCAACCCCGCCTACGGCGACTCGGGCGGCTTCGGCAATCGCGAGACGTGGGGGGAGTACCTGCGGGCGATGCGCGACGTGGCCGAAACGTATCGCTGCGCGTTCGTCAACATCCACGCCCGCTGGGGGCCGAATCCGCTGGCGCTCGGCTTCACCAGCGCGAGCACCGACGCGCACCCCAGCCCCGCGGGCCATCAGGACATGGCGAACGCGCTGATGGGGCTGCTGCAATGACGCAGATCGAGAGCCAGCTCAAGCTGGCGCTGGACGTGGGCTATGCCGACACGCGCGACCCCGGCGTGTACCGCACGGCGCCCGCCCTGTTCCTGGGCCAGGTGCAGCCCTGGCGCTGCGACACGGCGCCCGTGGTGGCCAACTACAGCCTGACCGATGCCGACAGCCACCTGGAGGTGGACGCCACGGGCGGGGCGGTGACGCTCACGCTGCCCGCCTACGTGGCGTACATGCTCGGGCGGAGCATCTGGTACATCCTGCGGACCGACGCCACGGCGAACGTGGTCACCATCGCGCGCGGCAGCGGCTCGGACACGCTGAACGGCGGCGCGAGCGTGACCCTGGCGGGCCAGTGGAAGCGGCTCCAGGTGTACTGCACCGCGGCCAACACGTTCCGCGCCGTCGCGAGCGGCTAGCCGTGGCGACCGTCGCCTTCGTGGCGCCCTGGCAACCCGCCGCCGTGCCCGCGAGCGGGGTGTCCGACTACTGCACGCTGGCCGAGCTGCGCCGCAGCCTGTACGCGACGATCCCGCCCACCGACGACAGCCTGGACGACGTGCTGGCGACCGCCATCACCGATGCCAGCCGCACCGTGGACGCCCTGTGCAACGTGCCCTACGGAACGTTTGTGGCGCGCAGCCTGACCAGGGTGTTCGACGTGAGCGAGCATCTCGGCTACACGGTGTACCGCGCCACGCCGTGGGTGTACGACGACGCCTGGGGCGAGTGGTATGGCGCCCCTTACCTGCCCGTGCCGCCGCTGCTGGCCGTGTACGCGCTGGCGACCGACGAGGATGGCGACGGCGTGTACGAAGTGCCGTGGACCGAGGGCGTGGACTTCGTGCTGGATCCCACCGACGGGCCGCCCTATCGGCGGGTGGCGGTGCGCACCGCGACGGGGAAGCACGGATTTCCTGTGGGCCAGCGGCGCGTCTCCATCGCGGGGAGCTGGGGCGCATCCGCCACGGTGCCCGAGCCGATCCGACGGGCGACCATCCTGCTGGCGACCCGCTACTGGAAACGGCCCGAGGCGCCCTTCGGCATCGTCGGGTCCATCGAGACGGGCGTGGCGCAGATCAAGGTCACCGATCCCGACGTGTGGCTCATCCTCAAAGAGGGCGGCTACATGACCGACTACTCGCGATGGGTGCTGGCGTGAGCCTGCAAGCCATCGGGGACGCGCTGGCCGTGGCGCTGGACGCCGTGGAGGGGCTCGAGCGGGTGTACGTGTGGCGGCCCGACCATGTGGCGCCGCCCTGCATCGTGGTGGAGACGCCCGAGGAATGGGTGTATGACCAGACGTTCGGGCCGCCCGTGCTGACGCGCTGGGGGATGGTGCTGACGGTCATCGTGGCGCGGGCGGACGCCGTGCTCGGGGGCGAGCAGCTCGCGGCGTACATCGACGCGGGCGGCCCGCGCAGCGTGCGGGCGGCCCTGGAGGCGGACCCGACGCTGGGCGGCGCCTGCGACACCGTGATCGTCAATCCCGACGGGCGGGCGGCCAACCAGAGCGGCACGGCCACCATCGCGGGCATCGACTACCTGGTCGTGCGGCTGCGCTTCGACGTGTGGGAGAGGAGCGCCGCGTGACCGTGGTGAACGCGACCGCCGCCCGCGCCTACGTCCACCTGTACGACATCACCACCGACCTCATGTCCATCGAGCCCGCGCCCGAGAGCCAGGTGCAGGACGTGACCACGTTCGGTACGGGCGTCACGGGCAAGGCGTACGCGGTGACGCTCCAGACGGCCCGCCTGGTGGCCGACGGGTTCTACGCCGCCGACATCGTGAATGGCATCGACGCCCGCCTGGCGCCGCTCCAGGGCCTGCCCATCGGCGTGGACCTGTGGCCGGCGGGCGACGCGGCGGGCCTGCGCGGCTATGCCGATGACGATGCGATCTTCACCACATACAAGGCGATCAGCAAGGTCGGCAGCGTCGTGGGCCTGCACCTGGAATGGGAGTGCAACGGCGGGGCGGCCCTGGTGACGAGCATCGTCCCGAAGAGCATCACGTCCAACACGGCCACCAACACGACCACCGCGGTGGACAACGGCGCGGCCAGCACCAACGGCGGGAGCGCCTACTTCCGCCTGTTCTCCACCTCGAGCGTCGTGTCCCCCGTGGTCACGGCGTTCCGCCTGGAGCACTCGCCCGACAATGCGGCCTGGGCGAGCCTCGCCGCCAGCACGCTGTTGGTGCCCGGGGTGCAGCGGGTCGCCATCGCCGCGGGCACGACCATCGAGCGGTATGTGCGGGGCGTGCTCACGGCGGCGGCCGCGAAGACCGCCCACTACAACGTCGCCCTGATGCGGGCGTAAGGAGGCATGCGTGGCGACGGTGAATAGCAACCAGTCGAAAATCCTGGTCAACAGCGTGGACTTGACGTGCTTCGTGGACAGTATCGACGGGCTGCCGCCCGACATGGGCACGGACGATGTGACCACGTTGTGCGGCACGGGCCGCCAGCACGCGGCCACCCTGACGGACGGGACGTTCACGATTGGCGGCCCCTACGACAGCACACCGACCACGGGCCCCGATGCGGTGCTGGCGCCCTTGCAGGCGTCGGGCGCGGTGGTGCCGTTCGTCTACGGCCCCGCGGGCAGCGCCACGGGGGCCAGGAAGTTCTCGGGGAACTGCATCATCACGCAGTACAAGCCCGTCAGCAAGGCGGGCTCGGTCGTGCGCTACACGGCGGTCGGCCAGGTCACGGGCAACGTCACGACGGGCGTTTACTAGCCCCATGATCTCGGTGGAGATCGACAGCAAGGAAGCGCAGGCCGCCCTGCTCGAGATGGATGCCGCGGTGCGCGCCGTGGGCGCCATGACGCTGGACGCAGGCAGCGCCCTGCCCTACGCCTTCGGCATCGAGACGGGGCGCAAGCGCTCGGGCGCGCTCGCCCGTCGCAAGGGCGGGGCATTCATGTTCGAGCGCGGGATTGCGCAAGCAGGCCCCACCCTGGAGACGTGGGTGGCGGACGGCATCCCGTACGGCCCGCAAGGCGTGAACAACGCCATTCGTCGCTGGGGGCGCATCGTGGCCCGTCCCGCCATCCAGGGCTTCACGCCGGTCCTGACGGGGGCGCTCAGGCAGTCCATCACGGTCGTGCCGCGCTAGCACAAGGGGACAGCATGGCGGTCGCCATTGAGGACCGGGTGGACGGCCACTCCGCGGACGCGGTCGGGCCGCGCATGCCGACGCGCACGGCATGGGTTGACCTGCCCGACGAGTACGGCGCGGCGGGCATGCGCATGCGCGTGGTCACCAACTTCAACTACGGCACCTGGAAGGCGTTGCAGGGGCTGGCCGAGGCGGGCGGCCTGGACGCGGCCCTGACGGCGACCGTGCTCGAGCACAACGGCTGGTGCAGCGAGGACGGCACGCCGCTGCCGCCCTGCGACACCGAGGGCTTCTGGTGGCTGGATGCGGTCAGCCCCGAACTCGTGGGCGTGGTGATCGCCACCCTGCTGGACGTGCCGCGCCAGTACCCAAAAGGGCTGAGACAGAGTGGCGGCAGCTAGAGCAGTGGCTCGCGGTGACCAGCACGCAGGGCGGCGCCCATCCGTGTCCGCGCTTCTATCTCGACAGGCTCGTGGCGCGGCGCTGGAACCTGCCGCCGTGGGCGCTCGACGGGGTGGATCCGCGCGAGGTGGAGGACGAGCTGCGCATCATGCAGCTCGAGGCGGAGGCGGCGACTC